CTTTTGCAATGATATTACCACACCATATAACCAAAGTAGGTTCAGAAATAGAACGTGTTGGGTAAAGTGCTTTTTCCATCCAATCCCACTTTTTATTAAGCGTTACAGGATTTCTGCAATCCTCGTCTGTGTCGTAGTCGTCCATGTAGATAACATCAGGACGAATAGCCTCGTTGCGCATACCACGAGGCGCAGAACCAGCACCAATAGCAATGAATTTAGCACCGCAAGTGCAAGTGAACTCTCTATCTGTCCATTGACCTAATACTGGTTGCTTTCCATAAAACTGCTGTATGCGAGGGTTATTTTCAAAGTTGATTCTGTAAGGCGTCAATAAACGTACTGCTGCATCAATAGTAGCAGAAGCAAGTGCCACAAACTTCTTGCGTTTAGTGAGCGTTAGATACATCAACACAAACATTACAACGGTTGATTTTGCTAACTCTCTTGACCAAGAGAGGACCTCATACCATTCATCGTTGGCTATAAGTCGTTTAATTGCTTTTATATGGAAAGGTGCAAACTCATACTTCGCATAGCTTGGAAAGAAGTACTTTATCCACTCCACTGGATCTTTCTCCAATCTCTCACGCATTTTATCAATGTCATAACGAGATAGAGATTCGTCTATGTCTATATTTTTTGCAAGTCCTTTGTTATATTTTTCCCATATAGCAAGGGCTTGCTTATCAGTCCATTTTGCCATATTTATTTTTTGTTATTTGCTTGGTCTTTAATGAAAGCGTCAAACAAGTTATTGAACTCTTTTGCTTTATCAATATCAATGGGTCTTAGCCATGAAAGAAAGCGCATCGCTACAGATACGCAGTCAGGCACTCCAATGTCTGATTCTAGTTTCTTGATAGCACCTGCAATCTTCGCAAGTGCATCCGCTTCTTGCGTTGTTGCGAATCGTTCGCCTGGTGGACGTGAGCTAATATTGTTATTGATTTCGACAATTTGATAACTCCATTGCGAAATGATTTGCTCTGGTGTGATTGTCTTTGATGCCTTTATCTCCTGCCATTTTCCCTTTTCTGCCCACCTTGCAATCGTTTGTCTTGTCGTTCCAACTTTCTCTGCGATTTCTTCTTGTGTGTAATTGCCATCAAGATATAGCGATTGGGCAATACTTTTTTTATTTAAACTGTTCTCTTTTGCCATTGTAATTCTTTTAATAATGTGTGTGCAAAGTTCATATATTTTTTACTGAAATAAAAACGCTTTATTTATTGTATCTATTTGATTTGCAATGATATACAAATGTGCCGCAACCATGTAAAAGCCGTTTTTTTTATCGAAAAGTGCTCTTTATATTTGCAAAAAATTTACAAACGAAAATGACAAATAGCAGCATTTTTAATACCATCCCAGGCGATGGAGAAGTCGCAATTCTTTTATATGGAAATGTCGGCGCAAACCAGCAAGTAGATTCAGAGAGAGTAGTGTCAGAGTTACTTGCTTTGGAGAAGATGTACAACAAGATTGATGTGCGCATCAACAGCACTGGTGGCGATGTCTTTTCAGGAATGGCAATCTTCAACGCACTTAGAAACAGCAAGGCTAATATAACAATGTATATAGATGGTGTTGCAGCAAGTATTGCAGGCATCATTGCTTTGTGTGGAAAGCCTCTTTATATGTCACCTTACGCTAAATTGATGCTTCACGCTGTTAGTGCTGGTGCTTATGGTAAAGCATCAGAACTTCGAGAAACTGCAACCCTAGTTGAAAGTTTACAGAATGATCTTGCATCAATGATTGCAGGACGTTTAGGACAAAACAAAGAAGAGATTGTGGCTAAATACTTTGATGAGAAGGACCACTGGATTAGCGCACAAGAAGCTTTAGAAATGAAGCTAATAGATGGCATTTACGATATGAAAGGTGAAGATGTAAAAGCATCTACAACCGAGGAAATATACAACTATTTTAATAACAGGCTTGAACAGCCTTTAAATAATAATGAAATGACGTTAAAAGACCACTTAAAGGGCGTTGCATCATTTGCAAATTTCGCAGACGACAACGCAATTTTAGCTCATATCAATGAGCTTGAGAATGCAGCAACTAAAGTTGAAGCACTTGAGAATGCAGTTAATACTTACAAAGAGAAGCTGGCTGTGTTGGAACAGAAAGAAATTACCTCTTTCATTGATAAAGCTATTGCAGAAGGTAAAATTACCAACGAGCAAAAAGAAAGCTTTACAAATCTCATGAAAAGTGATAGAAAAAATACAGAAGCATTGATTAATTCAATGAAAGCAAATCCTTTTGTAAAGGCATCTTCTGTCTTTGCTCCTGAGAACAAGGGTGCAGAAAATATCGCTAATAAGAGTTGGGACGAACTCGACCAAGCTGGTGAGCTCGCAACCCTTCGTGCTGCTTCTCCTGAAACTTTCAAGGCAAAGTATAAAGAGAAGTTTGGAATTGATTATAAGGAGTAATCCTCTGTAATACATCTCACCTACATTTACTTATTATTTACTTATTTATTGGTTTAAATTAAAACAAAATTACAATGGCATTAAACAAAGAAATTTGGCAGCAGTCTTTGGTGGAAAACTTCTATCCATCAAACTCGTTTGCTGAAAAATCAGTAGACGATTCAGTTCACGTTTCAAATCACAAGGTGCACATTCCTAATGCTGGTGCTCCTTCAGGTGTGAAAAAGAATCGCCAAACCAAACCTGCAACTGTGAATCAACGCACAGACCACGACTTGGAATACGTAATCGACGAGTTCACAACTGATCCTATCTATATTCCAAATATAGACACAGTTGAGTTGTCTTACGATAAGCGCAACAGCGTCTTGCAAAATGACAAGTCACAACTTCAAGAAGAAGCACATGTTAGCTTGCTTGAGTGTTGGGGTAAGTTAGTTCCAAAGGAGCAGGTAATCCTTACAACAGGAACAAAAGAAAGAGATGCACACACTTCTGCAACATCGATTGGAAAGCGCAAGCGCATCTGCAAAGAAGATGTTATTAACTTGATGACAAAATTTGATGCAGATAACATTCCAGAAGGCGATCGTTATTTGCTCTTAGATGCATACATGTACGCTGATTTGCTAGCTGATTTAGCAGATACAGATAAGTGGGCTTTCGCAAATTCGACAGATGTTCAACGAGGTATTGTTGGAAATCTTTACGGCTTCAATATTATGAAGCGTTCAAAGGTTCTTCGTGTTAAAAACGACAAGACCTTACTCCCTTGGGATGAAGCAGGCGAAGCAGGAGAATTAGCTGCAGCACTTGCATGGCACAAGCTTTCAGTTTCACGTGCTATTGGTGAAGTGAAGATGTTTGACTCTGAAAACAACCCACTTTACTATGGTGATATCTATTCATTCTTGCTCCGTACAGGTGGCTCTGTCCGCAGATACGACAAGAAGGGTATTTATCTGTTAGCTGAAGCATCTAAATAAAAGGAGGAGCGAATATGTTACCTAGAATCAAAATTCAACTCCTTAATGGTCAATTAGGCATTGTCGGGGATTCGCCCGACGGCTTATTTGCCCTCGTTTGCGCAGCTGTAGCAGTTGCAGAAACTTTCAAACTTGACACTTCATATAGCATTCATTCGCTAGGTGACTTGAAAAAGTTAGGTGTTACCGCTGAAAATAACCCACGCTTATTTAAGCATGTTGAAGACTTCTACAACGAAGTTCCAGAAGGTACAAAGGTGATTGTATTTGGCGTGGATAAAACCAAAACATTCACCGAGCTTTGCGACAAAGAGAGCGGTGTTATTAGAGAACTTATCACCTCTCAAAATGGTGCTCTTCGTGGCATTTTTGTAGCTGGTGACGGTCGAGAAGCAACAGCCACAACGCAAGGTCTTGATGAAGATGTTTTTACAGCTTTACCAAAGGCGCAACAACTTGCAGAGTGGGCAACAGAGAGTCTTTTTGCACCTCTTTTCGTAGTTCTTGAGGGTCGTGGATTTAAAGGTACAACGCCTAAATCTTTGCGCAAAGAAAAGTACAATCGTGTAGCAATTCTTATTGGTGATACCATTAAATCTTCTGAAGGTGCTGCCATTGGAACTCTTGCAGGAAAGCTAGCAATTATCCCTGTTCAACGCAACGTTGGACGTGTTAAAGATGGTTCGCTATTTCCTCTAGAGATGTATCTTGGTGAAAACACTGTAGAAGAATCATTCGGTCTTGTTTCGGATTTGTACGACGCTGGCTACATCACTCCTCGCAAGTATGTAGGCAAAAGCGGATACTACTTTGTCGATGATCAGATGGCTTGCGAGCAAACTGACGACTATTCGCACTTGACTGCACGCAGAACCATTGATAAGGCTTATCGAATTGCCTATAACGCTCTTCTTAACTTCATGCTAGATGAGCTCACAGTGAATGAAGATGGCACTTTGCACCAAGGTGTTGTGATGGCTTGGCAACAAGAGATTGAAAACGCTATCAATCGTGCAATGACTGCAGCAGGTGAACTATCAGCAACAGAAGCAGGTGAAGGTTGTAAGGCTTTCATTGATGCTTCGCAGAATGTTCTTGCTACAAGTAAGATTAATGTGACTATCAAAGTTAGACCTTACGGCTATTCACGCTTTATTGACGTGAACCTAGGTTTCTTGGTAGAAGAGAGTGGCAAGTCAAAAGGTAAAAAGTAAAATAATGCAAGGTAGATTAAATTCTACCTTGCTATAAAACTTAGAGATATGTTTAATTCAAGAGAATACGAATGGGCAGACATTACAGTTGTAATGGGTGGACGCAATATCACTGGCTTAAGAGGTATTAAATACAACATTAAGCGTGAAAAGGAACTGCTTCACGCAAAAGGTAATAAACCTCACTCTGTACAGCGTGGAAACTACGATTACAGCGGTGAAATTAGCCTTGTGCAAAGTGAGTATTTGGCACTTCGTGAAGCTGCTAAAGGTGATATTTTGGACACCTCGTTAGATATCGTGGTTGCTTATGGTGATCCTTCGAAAGGTGATGCCATGACAACCGACATCCTTATTGGAGTTGAGTTCACAGAAGATAATACAGAATGGAAGCAAGGAGATAAGAACCTTGAAAAGGCTATTCCATTCATTTTTTTAAACAAAAAACAAGCGTAAAAGATGAAGTTTACTAAAGAGCAAGTTAAAGAGTGGAAAGCTAAACACGGTGAGCTTTTCGAAATCACAGTAGAAGATAAGAGTTGCATTTTGCATCGTCCAACTCGTAAGGATTTATCTTATGCTTCAGCGGTGAAAGACCCAGTCAAGATGAGCGAAGTAATGCTGAATGCCTTATGGGTTGCAGGCGATGAGGAAATTAAAGAGGATGACTCTTTATTCTTAGCAGCAATTCAAAAGATGCAAGACATCTTGGAGGTGAAAGAAGCAGAAATAAAAAAGCTCTAGAAGATGCTGAAGTCGATACTTCAGACGGTGTAGACGTCCTGTTTTGGGACACCGTTCTCCGCTATTACCTTTCAATAGAACCCAACGAGATGCCCGACGAAGTTTGGGCGCAAACAATAAAAAATCTAAGTGAAATAAGAAAGCTAGAAAATAATGGATAATGCTTTAAAATTTTTAATAAAGATCACTGCAACGCCAGGTAATGTTTTTGCGACTGCTCGCCTTTGCAAGGATCAGCTTGATAGCATAAAATTAAAGTCTTTAGAGGCGAAAAACGCACTCAAAGATACATTTAATTTTAGTTCTTTCAAGTCTGGCTTGATGAGCATTCCTGGAATGGCTTTCTTAATGAATCCAACAACGCTCATCGGTGCTGGTATCGGTGCTGTTTCACGCTTAGGTGCACAGGCAGAAAGCACCGCTGTAGCGTTTAAAACTCTTGTTGGAGATGAAAGTAAAGCAGGCGAAATGCTTAAAGAAATAGGCGACTTTGCAAACCATTCTCCATTCGGAAAAATGGAACTCGTCGAGGGGGCGCAACAGATGCTTAACTTTGGTATTTCAACCGAGAAAGTTTTGCCACTGATGAAGCAGTTAGGCGATATTTCAGGTGGTAATAAAGATAGATTCGCTTCTCTTTCACTTGTAATGGGTCAGGTTTCATCTACAGGTTACTTGATGGGTCAAGATTTACAGCAGTTTATCAACGCTGGATTTAACCCAGTTCATGAACTTTCAGAGATGACAGGTAAGTCTGTTGCAGACCTCAAAGACATGATGTCTAAAGGGCAAATCACTGCAGAGAATGTAGCACAAGCAATTGCACATGCAACAGGTGAAGGTGGAAAGTTCCACGGCATGATGGAAGCTAAAAGCCAAACCCTGGAAGGAAAGCTTTCAACACTTCAAGATACAGTTGTAACTAGTGCAGAAGAGCTTTCAAAAGGCATTAATAGCCCTATTGGTGAATTGGTTGATCAGATTACTGCCATTATTCCAACTATCACAAATGGATTACAGATGGTATTCAGGGCGTTTGGCGCATGCATAAAGTTTGTGATGAAGTTCAAAACGGAATTAGCGATACTTGGTGGTGTGGTGCTCGCAATCTTCACCATGTGGAAAGTTTATAATGCAGCGTTAGCAGCTTATTTGGTTGTCTCAAAACTTTGCCAGGCTGCAACGGTTATTTGGACTACAGTCCAATGGGCGTTGAACGCAGCAATGACGGTAAACCCAATAGGAATAGTGATTACAGCAGTTGTGGCACTTGTAGCAGCGATAGGATATGCCTGGGTAAAATTTGCAGGCTTTCGTGCCTTCTTGATCACAATGTGGGACACAATTAAGCAGTTTGGAAATATCTTAAAAGACTTCTTAATTGATAGAATTACCGACTTGGTAAAAGGCTTAGGTAGCGTTGCGACGTCACTTTATAAGTTGTTTAAAGGAGACTTCAAAGGTGCTGCGGATTCATTCACTGATGGTATTAAGCAAATAAGCGGTTATAATGCTTTTAAGAAAGCATACATTTCAACTTATGATACCGCAACTAATATCGGTGCTAATTTCAACAAGAACCTAAATAATGAGCGAGCAAAGGACAAAGCGAAAGCTGAAAGCAAGTCTGAGATAGCAGAGCCAGGAACTAAAGGTTCAGCAAAAACAACAAGTAACGAAGTAGTTTTCGGTGAAGGCAAGAAAGGTAAAGGCAAAAAGAAGAAAGGCAAACATGGTAAATCAGCTGAAGAAATAGCAACAGGTGGAAAGCGTTCAACAGCTATCACCATGAATATTTCTAAGTTCTTTGACACCATCCATGTTCATATGTCCGATAAAGCAGACACAGCAGAACTTGAAAGAGTAGTTGTACAATGTATTAATCGTTCACTCGCAATTGCAACATCAACAGATAGAGGTTAGTATGGAGTACAGAGAAATATTAGATAAAGGCTTACCACTAAATGTGAATAACAAGGCTCATCGCTTTGTACTTGAAAATCTTGCACTTCGAATCATCGGAGGTAAAGTGCCGCCATATTGGCTTTTTCGTGAGATTGGAATAGCGAACGTCGATAGCGAAGATTACGACAGCATTAAAGCTTTAAGTGATGAAGAATTGGAGGACATGGTGCGCACCAACGCACTTGGAATCCCAATGGCAATGCCCCTTGAACTTCGAATAGAAGAACCAGGCGCAAAGTCATGGCTGCTTCCTTTCGAACCTATGATCAGTATCACAGGCAAAAACATCATCAAAAAGCGCAATGTGAATAAAGGTAGTGTTCGTGGAAGCATAAAGGAAAGATGGGCGCAAGACGATTACGAAATTACAATCGAAGGTGTTTTGATTTCAACTGATGGAAAATACCCCGAGCAAGACGTATCAAAATTGCGAAAGCATTGCGAAGCAGCATCTGTATCATGTCTCTCACCACTACTAGAGATTTTCGGAATAAATCACATCGTCATTGAAGAATGGGAATTACCATTTACCAGTGGAACAGAAAACCAAAACTATAGCATTAAAGCAGTTTCGGACAATGACTACAAACTGCTTTTAGGACGTGACGAATATAACGGATTGAGAAATAAATAACCTGTAATTATGTACACTTTAGACTTCGAAGTAAAAATAGGTGAATTCTATCTTGGAATGGTCGATAGCATAACCATCCATAAAAGTGTAGAGTTACTTGCAGACACTTGCGAGATAATTCTTCCTGCAGCTAGGCTTAATAAAGCTTTAGAGATAGAAGAGCAAATTAAACGAGGAGATGAAGTTAGCGTAAGTATAGGCTATAAAGAAGTTGGCATAAAAGAAGAGTTTAAAGGCTATTTACAGAGAATTTCAACAGATGGTGGAAGCATTAAACTCTTTTGCGAAGATGATTTGTTTCAATTTAGAAAAGACCTACCAAACGAAGAACTCAAGAAGATTTCACTTAGTGACTTGCTTTCAAAAGTGGTAAAAGGTATAGGCAAAAACTATAAAGTGAATTGTAGCTATACATGGGTTTACGATAAGTTCGTCATTCGAGATGCTACAGGTTATGATGTTTTAAAGAAGGTGCAAGAAGAGTGTGGAGCAGACATCTATTTAAAAGATGGTGTTTTACACATCCATCCGCCAGGCGAAGTTGTAGGTAAAGAGCGTTTTTACGATTTTGCCGTGAACATTGAAGAAGCAGAACTATCTTTTAAACGAGCAGAAGATAAGAAGGTAAAAGTCGTTGTAAAAGCGATAATGCCTGATGGTAAAGTGAAAGAAATTGAAGTAGGTTCTACTGGTGGTGAAAAAGTCGAAGTAAAGTGCCACGCCTCAGACACTGCAAGCATGAAAGCAAGAGGTGAAGCAGAAGTGAAAAGACGCACCTTCGATGGATACGACGGAAGCATCACAACTTGGTTAATCCCTGAATGCAATCCTGGTGATACTGCAAGCATTCACGATGGCGATTATACTTACAAAGATGGTACTTATTTCGTGCGTTCTGTGACTACTGAATTTTCAGAAGGTGGAGGAAAACGCAAAGTTGAACTTGGATATAGATTAAGCTAATATGGACCAATACAAAGAACTCGCAACACTAATTAAACAGGCATCATCACATGGTGGTCGTGTAACGATTCTGCAAGGAATTGTGAAAGAAGTTAGCGGTGTTACATGCACTGTTGAAATAGGCAGTTTAACTGTTTCAGACGTTCGCCTTCGTGCTTCAGAAAAGCAAGAGGAAACGCAAATACTAATCACTCCTGCAATTGGTTCAGCGGTCATCCTTGCAAGTCTTTCAGGCGACATGACAAATCTTGTAGTAGTTGCAGTAGATGTAGCAGAAAGTATCACTATAAATGGTGGTAAACTTGGCGGTCTAATAAATATTGAAGCCTTAACTTCAAAGCTTAATGAGCTAGTTCAAGTGTTTAATTCGCACACGCATACGGCACCAAATGGACCGACAACACCGCCCACAACAACAGCGAATCAACTGCAAAGAGCAGATTATGAGGATGAAAAAATAAAACATTGATGAGAGCTATAAAACTAAATAACTTCAAGATAGATGTACAGCTAAAGTTTGACGATGAAGGCAAAATACTTTCAGGCTTAAATCTTGGCGACACGCTTAGGCAAAATCAAGCGTTAATCTTGGTGCTTCATCAAGGAGAGCTAAAGGAACGACCAGAAATTGGTGTAGGCATCGAAGATATGCTTTTAGACAACGACATCCTGTACTGGAGAAGTCGAATAAGAGAGCAGTTAGAACTTGATAATCAGAATGTAGATAAGGTGAGAATTACTACAGGAGGAATAGAAATTGACGCAAGTTATTAAAAGAAAGAAAGAAAGGAGAAAATTATGCAAAAAAATACGAAAGAATGGATTCAATATGGCAGCGCATTAGGCATGCTTGCTAGTGGCGTTTGCCTTGTGTTTTTGTGCTTTTTCTTCAACAATTACGACTTGAAAGATTCTGTATTGTGGTATGTTGGTCAATGCCTTGTTTACGCTGGTTCAGTGTTCGGCATTAAAGCTTACATTAACTCGAAGTATGGCGACATCAAGACGTTTGTTGAAAAAGAAATAAAGAAAGAAGAACAAGAACATGAGAAATATTAAATACATAGCAGTACACTGCACAGCAAGCAGTCAGCACGCAACCAGTAAAGAACTCTTACTTGAGTTTAAAAGAAAAGGCTGGTCAAAACCAGGCTATCATTATATCGTTGACGTGAGCGGAAAGGTCTTTAATACGCTTTCAGAAGATGAAGTGAGCAATGGTGTAAAAGGGTTTAATTCAAATCTTATAAACGTTGCTTATATCGGTGGCATTGACACCAAAGGAAAGCCTGTAGATAACAGAACTGAAGAGCAAAAAAAGTCACTCTTATTGCTTTTAAAAGCACTTAGGAAGAAGTATCCAAATGCTATTATTCAGGGACATCGGGACTTTTCACCAGACACTAATAAAAACGGCATCGTTGACCCATGGGAGCGCATTAAGGCGTGTCCTTGTTTTGATGCTAAAGTCGAATATAAAAACTTATAAAACATGAGACATCTAATCTACTTACTGCTTCTATTCTTAACTACAGGATGTTGCAGTACCAAAAAGCTAGTAGCAGCAGAAACGCATACAACGGTTGTGCGAGATTCGGTCGTGCTGCGTGATTCATTTGTGGTAAAACATTTAACCTCTTATCTCGACTCAATAGTCGTTCGAGATTCGGTGGTATTAGTCTATAACGATGCAGGAAAACTGCTGTCGAAAGAGCGGTTTTTATTTCACGACAGGCAACGCAAAACGGATCTTAAAAATATAGAACAAAACGTTAGGCAAGAGCGAACGCAAAAGCAGAAGAATATTATAGGAATAAAAAAGAAAGAAACAGTTACACACGACTTCACGCTTGCGAATTTAGCTAGAATAATAGCAATAATTATAGCTCTATTAGTAATAGCTTATGTAGTCTACAAATCAAGAAACTTATGGAAGTTCTTGCGAAAAATGGTCAAACCCTAGCAGACGTAGCAATCCAAGAATATGGATGCCTGGAAGCAGTTGTAAAGCTTTCATTAGACAATGGTAAAAGCGTAAGCGAAACACCAGCGCCTGGCACAAAGCTACAACTTCACCAGCATATATATAATAAGGTGTTGCAAAAGTATTGCAAGGTGCATTCAATATCACCTGCAACTGCTTACGATTCACGTTCAAAAGCTAGACAGGGAATCTTTAATAAAATCTTTAATTCATCATTTAAATAATGGTACGATCTATTTCTGAAATAAAGCGAACAATGACAGATGCATTCATGCAAGATGAAGCAATTCGTGAAGCTTACAATCTCTCACCAGGCAAAACTCGTTTTGCTGATTGCTTTTCTGCAGTGAGTTTAGAAAACTTGCTTTTTTATATAGTTGCAGCGTGCCACTATGTGTTAGAAAGTATTTTCGAGAAATTCACGCAAGACGTCGAGCAGAAAATATCAAGAGCAGTGGTAGCAAGTATTCCATGGTATTTTGATAAAGCTAAAGCCTTTCAGTATGGCGATGCTCTAGTCCTAAACCCTCGCACTTTCGGATATGAATATGCGAAAGTCGACACTTCAAAGCAACGTGTAAAATATGTAGCTGTAAGAGATAGAGGTGCCTCGATTGAAATGCTAGTATCTACAGAGCAAAATGGAAAACCGACACCGCTTTCAGATGAGATTTTAACGGCGTTTAAACACTATATAAATGCTATTAAAATAGCAGGTGTTGTAATTAATGTGAGAACAAGAAAGGCAGATGAATTATCTATTGCGGTGAAGGTAGTTGTAGACCCATTGAAAATAAACCGACAGGGCGTCGATATAGCCTCATCAGAGAAGGTAGTTGAACATGCAATTGAGAACTATCTTGCAGACATTGTCTATGGTGGAACTTTCAACAAGACCAAACTCGTTGATGCGATACAGCGTGTAGATGGTGTTCTTGATGTTGTTCTTGGAACTTGCAAATACAAAGCAGGCGATGAGTTTAAAGAAATTGTAGGTAATAACTACACTGCAGTAGGTGGTAGTTTCGTTGTTGTAGGACTTGATAAGACAATTGAATATGTGGTATAACGTAGACTTTAACAGATGGATTGAGCAGCTCGTTCCACCCATCTTGCGCTCAAAGGTACTTATTGCAATTTTAAAAGCGATGATCATACCTATTATATATATACACGAGGAGTTCTTAAAGAAGAAGAACGATGTTGAAAGGCGACTTGACACAACAGCTCAACGAACGTCGATAGAAAGCTATCTTAATGGTTTGTTCTTTTTGAAGAATAGAGAGATACGAATTGAAGAGATAGACAATAGTAATAAGGTGTATGTGTATTTTGCAGACGAGAATCAGATAGCACCATTTATTAATAACAAGTTCATTCTTTATGAATTAGGCGAAGTTCCTGATAAGCCTAACTTTATAGTGCATATTCCTACATTTTTATGTACATCGTTAGAGATTGAAAAAGACAAATACAAAGGAGAATTTTTGACAAAAATAGTCAATGCATTAAATGTTTATAAACCAGCTGGTAAAAGATACAGCATTAACTTATATGAAGTATGAAAGAGATTAAATTTCATGAAGGTGGAATGCCTTTAAATATTGATGACTTAAAGTTGCTTCAGGAGAATTCTTTTGCAACGATGGCAGCATTTTTAAAGGTGTTTGCCAAAGAAAAAGAGTGCTTTCTTTTGCACAGGCTTTCAGCTACACATCAAAACAACTCACTGCTTGAAGCAAAGTTTATTGCAGGTGTGTTGGTATTTAATGGAATGTTTTTGGAGATACCAGAAACAACTCTTAAAGTGAATTCTTGGCAAGACAAAATCTACATCTGTGTAAAAGAAGTGGAAAAAGATGAGCGCATTTTTGAAGATGGTCAGGCAAAGAATTGCCGAATAGAAAGACAGGCTTATCTTTCAACCGAGGCGTCAGAGACTTTAAGCTTTGATGCTTCAAAGTTATCTACTTTTGATGAGTTGTTTGTGGAATATCTTAATTTAAAGCGTTTTGAACCCAATTGGATTCCTATTCCTGTTTTCTTTTTCAATGGATATAGCGGTAAAATAATGCTACAGAGAAGAGAGGGTTCAACACGTATTAAAATTCAAATAACCTCATCTGCTTCATCATGGACGGAAGGACAAGAAGGCTTGCTATTCGAGTTGGGCGGAAATGTAAGCGTTGATCCCATTGGACTTGGATTCCTTGAAAGAACTTGTAGCAAAGTCTTCGCTACTGCTGGTGATGATGTTCCAGAAATAGCAGTGCTACGCTATTCAGATTACAAGTGTCGTGTGGAATTTCTTAAAAAAGATACATCTGCAGTACTTGCGCAAAATTCACCATCTCAATGTTCAATTAATATTATTTATGACCTATTAGAACCATGATGAATATTTATGATTTGCAGCAACGTGCAGAAGTTCTGCGCAAGCGACATATAGAAGGCTCAATCACACCAGAAGAAGTCGGAGGTTTGATTGCGGACACGCTTTCACTTATCTCATCAATAGAACAAAATAGTTCTTCATTAGCAGTGGTGAAAGTCTATTCTTCTGTTACTGCAATGCAAGGCGACGCCTCACCAGTTGCAAATGATAAGCCTTTGCGCTTTGGGCAAATTGTTAGCGTTTATAACGAAGCTGATGCAAATGATGCTCACAATGGAGAAATATATGTCTTTGAGAATCCAGGCTGGAAGCTAATAGGTAATATCAATAAAGTTGCTATTGGTGTTTCGCAAGGACAGGCTTTTCCAGGGGTAAGGGGCAAAGAGCTAGAAGACAACTTAAATAGCGAGATTGCTACACGTGAACAAGCAGTTCGAGCCGTTGGAAGAAAGATAGACGAAGAAAAGGCTTCTTTGCAAGAATCATTGAGAGAAGCAGAATCTACTCTTCAGGGGCAAATCGACGAGAACTATCGTCTTTTTGACCAAAAGCAAGACCAGCAAAAGGAGTTCTTCCAAAAGGCACTTTTAAAAAGAGAAGAATTCAAAGCTAGGATTCTCACACAGGAAGAGTATAACACTCTTGTGCGTGAAAAGAAAGTCGAAGATGACAGGTGCTATCTTATACTGGAGGATGATCAATGATAAGATTAAATAATAAAGAAATTGGTTCTGTTGAAATTGGTCGAAAAGCTGTTTCAAGGATCATGCAAGGCACGCATCTTATATGGCAAATGGTAAAGAGCTGCTTTGGTTCTGGTATTTGGAAAAGCGAAAATAAATGGTTAAACAATGACACTTGGAAGTAGTTATGGCAAAAGCAATAGATAATGAAATAAAAAGCCTTACAACATCATGGGAGGGCTTTAAAGGTAGCCGAGTTGAAGAATTCATAAAATATCAATTGAGCAAACTTGGTTCAGAGAAGTTTGGCTATCTTAATATTGAAAGTGGAGAAGGTGGTTTGCAAACCATGCGCTTTTTCGCAAATGAAGAAGCCTTTACACAATGGTTTGGCGACAGAACTTTGTATGCAGATAAAGTTCTAAAAGAGTTTAGTTTTTATTCTAATAAGCCAGAAGAAAGCTATACACTTCGCACCGTTATCACACGTTATCCAGCAACGTCGATGGCGCAAGGTTCTAGAAACACCCTTGCACTATCTTACAATTGCTATTGGGGCGACAACCCTGCAGAAAAAGACACTGCAGATGGTGAGGCCACAGTAGAAATTAACGGTGTAGAGATAGCGCAGCTTACACAAGTTCTAAAAGCAAGTGGAACAGCTCAAGCAAATACTTATGAGTTTGATTTAAGCGACTATTTAAAGGAAGAAACCAACAAAGTAAAAGTTGTTGTAAGCAACTCGCATGGCGCAAGAAAAGAATTCCTTTTCAATATTAAAACCTATAATATTGCTTTGTCTTTCGATAACTCTTACGATGAAAGTGTAATCCAATCTGGAAAATGGTCTTTGCGTGTTAATTCACGAGGTGTGGAAGCTCTCGTTTATTGTCGTGTTGAAGATGGAAAACGAGCAGACACATATACAAAGAGCATCAATAATTCAAGTGGTGAATTCATTATCGATGAATTAGAAAAGTATAGTCTTGGAGCGCACAATATCAGCATTTGGGCAGAGAATAAGCAATTAGGGCTTAGAACGCAAACGCTCACAACAACTTATATTAAGGGCGTGAAGAACGGAAATGGTCAAGCTGCGCTTTCACTTGGAAAAGGTTTTATTGGAAAGGTGAAGCAGTTTAGCGTCGTGAACATCCCTTACTTCTTCTATCTTCCAGATGATGATGCTGGAAGTAAAGCAAGAGTAAAAGTGCAACTAAAGTTCAATGGCGAAACTTTAGACCTTTTAGAGCAAGAAGTAACGCTAAAACTTGATAAATCTTCAGGCTTGCAAAGTGTGAATATTACACTTGATGATAATAGATATTTGCCTTTCGTCGATGTGGTGATTTCTGTTGGACAGCTTTCTGTAACTCGCAGAATCGAAGTCGAAACAATTGGTATTTCTATTGTTGCAGCAGATGAGTGCAAAGTGTATATTCCTATGAGAGGACGAGCAAATAACGACCTTTCAGCGCAAAACATTACTTCTTTATATAAAGGCGTTCAGACTTCACGATTAGTGAGAAGTGAGAACTTTGTTCTTGATGAAAATAACGGCTTTCTAGACGGTCAAGGCTTAACCATAAAAGCAGGTAAAAGTGTAACGCTTAAAGACTTTTTGCCATTTGCAACCGACATTGGAGCAAATGGTAATAAGCAAGGTAGAACGATTGAACTTGAACTTGAAAGTGGTGTATGTAGCAACGAAAGTGCAATTATTGCACAATGCTTTCATGCAGGTGTAGGTTTTAGGATTTATCCTGGTAGAATAGAATTTGGGTGCGCAACAGATAGCGTTACAACCTATTTCCCTGAAGGCTCAAGAGTGAAAGTAAGCTTTGTAATAGATGGTACAACAACTCATACACGCAACAATCTTGGTGGTGGCAGCGTAACAGAAAAAGATGTGAACCTCGCTTATCTTTACATTAATGGTGTTATTGTGCGTATGTTCGACTACACCAGTGCAAGTTGGAAGCAAGGAGTTGCGAAAGAACTCACCATTGGAAGTGAGCAGGCAGACGTTAAGCTTTATTCTATTCGCATTTACGACAAAGCACTTAACTTTAAGCAGGTGCTAGATAACTTTGCATATGACACACCAGACATCGAAGATGTGTACGATGGTGGAAATTTCGTGCGCTTTGGTAAAATTTCAATTGCAAGAAGAAACGATATTTTGAACACGTCTGGAGACATTCACAATCCAGATGAGATTATCTCATTTGATAAGGTGAAGAAAGCACTTCCAACTACTCCTATTGCGATTTGGAACATCGATGAACTACCTTACAATAAGAACAATCCAAATGTAGCGATTAATGCTACTGAGTTCTTGAACCCTACTTGGAATAAATCTACAGATGGAAATGCCTGTGCACCATTTAAAGTTGGAGCGCACTTGTTTAATGCTGATGGAACATCGTCAAACGGATATCCTTCACCTTACAAGAACTGGGCGGAGATATTCGAAAATGGAGATGGCAGCGCAGTCGAAATTACACTAGACCCTGAACACTCAAACGAAAAGAGTACTTCGTATTCGATTACGCCAGGCGTCGAGCAAGGCGAAAAAGAAGTCGTTCACAAAGTGAACTTCGCAAGTTCTGAAGGTATCTTTAATATTTTAGCAATGAATCTCTTCCAAGAGATATTGCTAAACACAGCAAAGACAAATACAGACCTCTATACAGCTTTCCAAAGAGCGCAAGCAGAGAGTTCTAAACCTGTAACATTTAGAAAGAGCCTCAGCGGATTTCCAGAGATAGGCTTTCGCAAAACGAGCTCATCAGGTAGTAAATCACCTGTGTTCTTATCTATCTATAACTTGATAAATAATAAATATAGCGCAAGTTTTATGGGCTTTCCTGCAAAGGACTATAAGAAAGCGCAAATATGGGAGGTCGATGAAAATGTAAACTTCTTTAATCGTGAGATAACAGATGCTTATCTTGATGGTGGTAGCGTTGTACAAAGCAATGCAACCAGTAGCAAATCGCCTATTTACTATGCTCGTGTACCAAAGAAATCACCTGTCAATAAAAAGAATAAACTTGGTGCGGTGAAGTCTGCAACAGACAATATCGCAGAAGCGAATAAAGAGATAGCGGTGATTAAGAGATTCCACAATTGGGTGGTGTCTTGTAATCCTCATTTAGCAGAAAGATACAAGGTGCAGCATGGTGAGTATCGCACATTGGAAACAGCCATTACATATAATGGCGTGCGTTACACCAAAGACACTCCAGCATATCGCAAGGCTAGATTTGTAAACACTCACCAGGAGTATTTGAACAAGGTAGATGCTATATTCTACTTCATCTTTAATCAGTTCATTATTGGAATGGACTCATTCGACAAAAACATGAGTATTGCGTTCGACGATATAGAATTGAATACAGATGGAAGTGTACGCAAGGCGACTGCACGCCTATTTGAACGTGACACTGATTCACAAAGTATGTTCAATAATTCTGGCGTTTTAGCCTTTAAGTATTGGGCAGAATGGAACGACGCTTTTAATCCTTTAACTGGAGAAACAGAAGGCATCCAGGGAGAAGTTTTTGATAATGACAATAACGCATGGCAGCCTAAACTAACATCAGGTTTCTCACCTGTCTTTAATGGACGTTTATCAGGCTTAATTGACTTGATTCACGAATGTTGGAGCGATGACATCGCAACGATGTATAAGGCTATGCGTGACGCAGGTTTGAACGCAACCTACATGTTTAAACGCTATCAGGACTATTGGAAGAAATGGTGTGAAAACCTCTACAATGCAGATGCAATGGGTTACGCAAACACAGGGCATTTCACCAAAGCTTACGGTGATAAACTTAAGCTAATGGAATATTTCTTGACAAAGCGTTCACGTTATTTAGATAGCAAATACTGCTGTGGCTCAAGCGTTGTAAACAACTTGCGTTTGCGTTTGTACGAAACTGGAAAAGGCTTAGCGATAAAGCACTATTCGCCTATGTATGCAAGTGTGCAGTGGGGTGCAAATAACTTCTCAACTGTAAGAAGTATAAAGGGAGAATATGGGCTTTTGCCTTTTGGTTTCACCAATCCTCAAGATGCTACTTTCGATATTGACGATGCCGACATGATTACGGATTTAAAGACCTATTCAACCAAAGCAAGTGGAGATGTAATATACCATGGATTAGAGGGCTTGGGCGATTTTAAATTTGACCAAAACATGACGCTTCTAAAATCACTTGAGGAGCTAATAATGAACTACACGGAAGAAAAGCCAAACACCAATGAGAGAGGTGTATCTTTCGACCTTTCGAAGTGTGGAATGCTTAAAAAGGTAATTGTTCGCAACGTTGTGAATCTTCGAAGCCTCATCAACCTTTCAAGTGGTGTTTTGCAAGAAGTCGACTTTTCAGGAACTCCTATAAAAGGAGTTGTAATGCCAGAAAACAGTTCACTTACAAAGCTAGTTCTACCTGAAAGTATTACAACGCTTAAGCTAAAAGGCTTAACATCGCTCAAAGAAGAGAACTTAAAGCTTGCAGGTATTTCAAACATCGATACTTACGAGTTCGCAAATTGTCCTAAAATTAATGGATTGGAGTTGCTTCAAAAGATATATAAGGCAGGCGCACCGCTTTCAAATGTAACTCTTGGAGGAGTTGACTTTACAACATCTGATGTAGCGTTTATCGCTAAACTTGCAGAAGTTGGAGCAAACGTCACAGGTAAAATCACCTTCACTTCAAATGTGAAGATTACATATGAGCAAAAGCGTGCATTTGTAAAGGCATGGGGAGACATCGACGACGAGTCGAACAAGCTTTATATTTCTTATGAGAAGTTTGCGGTAACAAATATATACATCAGCGGTGAGCTTTACATCGCATCACCTAAAGATGTTCAGTTGTACGCTGAAGTTCGTCCAGAAAGAGGCAATAACATCAAGTCTTTGCGTTGGAGCATTTCTGAAAATAACTTTGCTACAATAGATGAAGATAAAGGTATTTTGAAAGTGAGACGTGTAGGTAATGAAAGCGATTTGCCAAAGCCTGAAGCACAGGTAAAAGTAACCGCCCATTTAACCGATGGAACAGTTTTAAATGCAACTGAAGTTGTAGGCTTCTATGAGAGAGGATTAGCACTTGGTGATTACGTGTATAGCGATGGTAGCTTCTCTAACAAACTTCGAAAGGATTTGACAGTTGTAGGTATTTGCTATTACATCTCTGAAGACAAAAACGACAGACGAATCTTATCTTTAGAGCAAATAAGAGACACCGCAGGTATAGATTCATTTAGAGCTCCTTTCTCAAATGTGCAGCTTACAGATAAACCAAGTTATCCTGTGCATTTTGTTCCAGGTGTGAAGCAAATTAACTCGGAAGCTGAAGCTAGACGCTATGATGGTTTGTCTCTTTTAGCATCTGATACTTTAGATCATCGAGCAGGCGAAAAACTACCTGTAGGAAAAATAGACACCTTGCTTACAATAAAGCATCGTGATGTAATTCTACAAGATAGCGGTATTAATTTGCCTATACCTGTTGCTAATAGCGTTGGTAGCGAATATAATAACTTGCTTTCACTGATGAATATCCATCGTCCACAAAATAATAACGATGTAGATAATAGCATCGCAGCATATTATTATCCAGCCTACTCACTTTGCTATGCTTTTGAGCCTGGCTTGAAAGGACATAACGAAAGCCTCAGCGCAGCCTTTAAGGCGCACGAGTGGTATTTGCCTGCAGTTGGTGAAGCCATCTATATTACAGAGGAATACTTGAAGGCTGAACGTGGAATATTTGCACAAGCAATTAAAGATGGTATTTTCTCTTTGATGAGCTTCACAGTGAACTCTAATGGTGTGAAAAATACACCTGAACTTTGGACTTCTTCACAACGTGTAAACTTCGCAAGAGTAACTGGTGTTCGTTCACTTCGTGTCGAGCAAAAATCACCAACCACAAAAGAAGCTGAATGTTTCGAAGTGAATTATAACTATAGTAATAACTTTAGAATACAGGTTTTGCCTGTATGTCAATTCTAATTAAAAAAGTATGAAAATAACGCAATTAACAAAGCCTGTAAGAGTTTGGACTTCACGTCAATATGGCTTGCTCGTTGTCTCATTCTCAGCTTTCATCGAGGAAAAAGAAGGTATTTTTACTTGCGAGTTCTTGCAACTCGAACCAGGCGAATGGGGTTACGATAAGGTTCTTGAAAAACTCATTCGTGAGAAATATTCGCAATCAAAGGTAGAAGCATTAATTTGCAACTACTTAAGCGAAGATGGTTTGAAAGAACATGAAAGCGAGTGGAAGGAGTTCCAGGAGTATCGAAAGAAAGCTAAAAAGGAAGCAAAAGAAATCTTTGAGTATGGAAGTAAGGAGCTTCATTTAGCTGTTTAATTTGCCCTGGGGGAGGCAAAAAAAATCCCCCAACCTTGTAAATATCATCTCACCTACATTTACAAATAAAGCGCACAGCCCAGTGGTCGGGGGACGGATTCCTCTTCCTGGGTTGTGCGTTTTTATTATGAATAATAAATGTAAGTGAGAGGTGTAAAATTACAAATAATAATCGAAAAACAAAAAACATTATGCAATTAAAGAAAAATTATTTCCAAGCTCCATTACCATTTATGGGGCAAAAACGCAAGTTTATAAAAGATGTAAAGGCTATATTATCTCACTATAAAGATGATATAACTATTGTAGATTTATTTGGTGGTTCTGGCTTATTGTCGCATACGGCAAAACAAGAAAAACCACTTGCAAAAGTCGTGTATAACGATTTTGATAATTATAACAGACGTCTAAAAGCAATACCGCAAACTAATGAGCTGCTTGCTAAAATTAGGGAGTTTACAAAAGAACTTCCAAGAGATAAAATGATTGCGAAAGAGATTAAAGAAGCTATATTAGAAGTTGTGAAAGCACATGAAGAGAAATATGGCTTTGTTGATTATATAACACTGTCTTCTTCGCTTTTATTCTCTATGAAATATGTAACGAACTTTGATGAGCTTACAAAGCAAACATTCTATAATGTTGTAAGGCAAAATGAGTTCAATGCTGATGGTTATCTTGAAGGTGTAGAAGTTGTATCTAAAGACTACAAAGAGTTGTTTCAAGACTATAAAGATACACCTAATGTGCTATTCTTAGTCGACCCACCTTATCTTTCAACTGAAGTAGGAACTTACACGATGACGTGGGGATTAAAAGAATATCTCGATGTTCTTTCAATCCTTGTAAATCGTGACTACATTTATTTTACTTCGAATAAATCTCAAATATTAGAGCTTTGCGAATGGATGGGTGAAAATAAGGAGAATTGCAATCCTTTTGAACACGCTACACAGGTGAAAGTAAATACCACGATGAACTATAATTCGAAGTACACAGATATAATGGTGTATAAAAAGCATTGATTTATACGCCATTCGAATAATGTTTAAATGTTGTTTGAACGCTGTTATATACCTTATTATATATATAGCGTAAATAATTAAGTGCAGCGCAAAGTTGTATATAAGTAAAAAAGTAACTATCTTTGCACTGTCTGGATAATATTCCGACTAAATAGAATTTGTTTATTTTGCGATGGAACTCGAGAGGGTTTCATCGCTTTTTTATGCTCATTTGTTAAATTATAGTTAAAATAAGGGCTTTTCATAAAGTTATTTTGAAAAGTGCTTGCAGGTTTCAAAATAAAGCCATATCTTTGCAATGTAAAAATTAATAAACAACAAGTCAAACAAATTAAATTAACAAATTCTATTATGACAACAATTAAAAATTTTTCAGATTTCGTTTTCGAAACTTATCCATCTTACAGAATTGAAGAGTTCAACAATGGTACAGCTGCTCTTCTCGGTTTTAAAAACTTTGCAGAGATTGAAGAACTAGAAAGCAAGTTTAAAGATGATGAAAGCTTTATTGAAATTGCAGAGTTTGAAACAAAGCCAGGTAGAGATATTAAATATATTGGTCACGAAGTTGCACCATTTGACCTTTACACAAAAGCACTTAACGGAGAGTTCTGCAATGGAATGCACATCGAAGAAGTAGATGATGATAAGTTCTCTGTAACTTGTGATGGATGCGACGAACCTTTCGCAATATATGACAAAAAGAGCGTTGACTATGAGTTCGATGGAACAACAAAGCAAATTGGAATTTTATTCACTGTAGAAGACTAAAAACAAAAGGGGTGGTGAAACATCCACCCTTTAATATTAACCACGTAAAACGAAATACAACTATGACAACTCAAGATTTAAAAAATATCGCAAAAGAGTATCAACTCGAAGCAATTTACGACGCAAAGAAGTGGGATGAATTTATCGTAGGATTTAAAAATTACGACCAAGCAAAGGAATTTGCTGAGAAGTACGATCGTGAATTATATGTAATAGAAATGCAGCCTAATGCTGAATTTTATACAAGGGCTTATTATCAACGTGGAGATAGAGACAGATCTTTTTATTATTCCTCTGTCTTTGTGGACGAGGAAATCGAAGAGGTAAAAAAACAATTCTGTCAAGACGAATTTATTTATTTCGATAATTCACACGTCGAGGATTTCCAACAAGTAGACATCGACGAGACTGTCGAATGGATGCGAGAAGAAGAGAAAAGCGAGAAAGAGATAGAAGAGTTCTTAAGCGAAATGAACGCCGTAAAAAAACAAATCGAAGAGCTTGCAGATAACGAGGTTATTGTAAAGGATATAAATCAAGATATTTTCTTCAAAGTTATCGCAAGATTCGAAAAAGATTATTTCAATGAAAAGACAAACATGCTTACAAGATTGGCAGTACAACGATAAAACTTAAGAGGGGCAAACGCCCCTCTTACTCTAAAAATGGAAAGAATGTAAAAAGTAAGGATAATGGAGAATAAAGAAGAAAAAAAACAACACGGAGGTGCAAGACCAGGCTCTGGGCGTCCTTTATTAGGTAAAGTAGCTGTTCAATTTCGTTTACCTGTGGATGTAAAAGAGAAAATCGAAGAATATGCACGTCAGAATAAAATAACGCTTTCAGAAGCAGCTGAGCGGATGATTAGAGCGTTTCGAGAAATACCTTTAATTTGGTAAATATAAAACCCCTAGCAGTTAAATGTTAGGGGTTTATTTTTTGCGCAAACGGAGGAAAAAGGGGCACTTCTCAAGGGTACACTTCGTTTTTCTTGTTTTGTCGCTTCGTTTGAAAAGGTGGTTACGCTTCGTTTTGCGGATTATA